ATCGTTCGTTCTGGTTTAGTTAAATCATACCTTCTTACTAAGTACAATCTGGGTTTTTAATGTTTAATTTTATTGATGTCAACCTTAGCAATCATGTTGAGGTTGAACCTGTGAATCATAATGGAACCAGGTTTTACCCCATTCCTGGTGCGGATAAATACTATCCGAGTGTAACCTCTGTCACATCGTTTAAGAACGCTCACGTCTTTACAAAATGGCGTAAGAGAATTGGTGAAAATGAGGCGAATCGAATTACTGCTAGAGCAACACAAAGAGGTACTGCATTCCATGCATTATCTGAAGATTATTTCAAAGGTCAACTAGATATCGATAGGTACTTGGAAAATAACCCATTATCTGTTAGAATGTTTCAGTCAGCAAAATCAACGCTTGACCGTATCAACAACATCCATTGTCTAGAAACCTTTCTTTATTCACATTATCTTGGACTCGCTGGTCGTGTAGACTGTATTGCAGAGTTTGATGGTGAATTGGCAGTAATCGATTTTAAAACTTCAACCAAAGAAAAAAAAGAAGCGTACATTGAAAATTATTATGTGCAGGAAACTGCATATGCAGCAATGTTCTTCGAGCGTTCTGGTATAGAGGTAAAGAAAATTGTCACACTTATCGCCACTGAAGAGGGAACTATTCAAGTATTTCAGAAGTACAATCTTGATGACTATTTACAACTACTCAAATCCTATATTGAAGAATTTGTTAGGGGAACAACGAATGCCTGAAAAAGCAGTTGAGGACAAGTTTTTAACGCCTACTAAATTCTCTCAAGAGATTGAGCGTTTGGTTAAGCGTAGTAACGGTCTCATTTCATACATTGAAGCAGTCGTAACTTACTGCCAAGAAAATGAAATTGAGATTGAAACTGTTCCTAAACTAATGTCAAAACCACTAAAAGAACGCTTGCGACATGAAGCAGAGCGTCTAAACTACATGAAGAAACGATCTAAAGGAGTTCTACCATTGTGACTGGATATGAAGTGTATAAGATGTACCTTGCATTACGAATGCACTTCACTAATGACAAATATGATTACATAAAATACAGAGGCAAAGTAAATGTCTCTGAAAAATCCTTTGAAGAACGTCGTGATCGTTACTTCTTTAAAAAATTAGCGACTAAGTATGGGGACAATGAAATCCTTAATTACTTTGTCGCTAATTTTATGCATGATCCTAAAGGATATATAAAATCATTTACTGATGATAATTACATCAGTTGGAAAACAAAACAAGAGTCTTTCTCTTATAAATTTAGACAGGAAGTTGATTTTATATTAACAGATTTTGATGCACCTTATCAAGATAAGTTTGATAAAATCTTTGAAGTCAGAGAAGGTCAACACCCCAGACTCCTTAAACATTACCTTTCTGGTAAGATATCATTGGAAACACTTGTTGTATTTGAGTGTTGCTTAAAATATATTGATCGGTTTGATAGAAAATTATCCGATCCAATTTGGAAAGACGTAAGAAAGATGGTATTAAAATATAAACCTTTCTTAAATATTGATTGTACAAAATACAGAGGAGTCATATTAACAGTCATACGAACGAAGTTATGAGTAATTTTTTTAAGTCAGAACAAGTACAGTCAAACCTACAAGATATTTTCACAACATATCAAGAAATTGCATCTATGACCTCCCAACTTGGGACTATGAATAAAGAAGAAAAGTTAGATCATATTTTAGACTGTAAGGTTCTTATCGATAAACAGAAAACTTTTTATGGTAGATTATGCCTTGCTGCATCTGAAGATACTGAAGCAGCAGACATGAAAACCAGGATCAATGCCTTGTCAAATGCTTTTGGGTATCAAGACCTTGCTGAGTGCATGGAGTCGCTGCTAGAGACACTTGAAGCAGCGGCACAACGGGAGATTGACAACGACTAAATAGTATGCTACGATAACCTAGTAGCAAACAAAACACACACAAAATACGGAGAATACAAACATGTCATTTGCCTCTCTCAAGAAGGCATCATCTAAAGGTGATACCTTTGCAAAACTCACCCGAGAGATTGATAAACTGAGTCAGCCTACTGCTGCTGGTTCTTCTGCCGACGAACGTTTCTGGAAACCTGAACTTGATAAGTCTGGTAATGGATACGCAGTCATCCGATTCCTCCCTGCTCCTGATGGCGAAGATATGCCTTGGGCGAAGGTCTGGAGTCACGCATTCAAGGGTCCTGGCGGACAGTGGTACATTGAAAACTCTCTCACCACTATTGGTAAGGATGATCCTGTTGGTGAAATGAATCGTTCACTGTGGAACAGTGGTCGTGATAGCGATAAGGAGATCGCTCGCGCTCAAAAGCGTAAACTCTCCTACTACAGCAACATCTATGTTGTTACCGATCCTGCTCACCCCGAGAATGAGGGTCGTGTCTTCCTCTACAAGTTCGGTAAAAAGATCTTTGATAAGTTGGTTGAAGCAATGCAACCTGCATTTGCTGACGAATCACCTATCGATCCTTTCAACTTCTGGAAGGGTGCTGACTTCAAACTGAAGATCCGCAAGGTTGATGGTTATTGGAACTACGATAAGTCTGAGTTCTCTGCACCTGGAACTCTTGGTCAGTTTGATGACGATAAACTAGAGTCTATTTGGAAAGATGGTTACTCTTTGGCAGAGTTTGAAGACACTAAGAACTTTAAGTCTTACGAGCAACTTACAGCACGTCTAAATCTGGTTCTTGGTAAGTCTGCCACATCTGCAGTTTCTGTTGATGAATCTCAAGAAGAAGTCTTTGCTGCCCCTGTCTCTGGTGGTTTCAATGATGCTGATATCACAGGTTTTCGTGAGAGTGCAGTAGCTGCTTCTCCTGTAGAGTCTGATGATGTTGATCTTTCCTACTTCGCTAAACTTGCTGAGGAAGATTGATGAAAATTGCACTTGCTACTCTGATGCTACTCTCTGCTCTACCTGTTAGTGCAGAAAGTATTGGCGATCGATCTAATCGCGAAGCATATCAGTCAAAATCTGGTTATGCTCGTCAAGAAAAATGCTTCAAGAAAGTGTACAGGGAAGAATATATTCCTGGTAACATGGGCAATCCTGGATATGTTAAATCATATAAAAAACGGGTATCAGTACCTTGTAAACGTGATCGTATCCAAGATTACCATAGGCATGAAAACAATACCGCAAGTCCAAATACAGATGACAATTCTTGTATTGAAGGTTCAATCCTAGGTGGTATTGCTGGAGGTGGAGCAGGTGCAGCATTATCTAGAGGTGATGGACGTATCTGGGCAATCCCTCTAGGTATTGTCGGTGGTGCAATGGCAGGATGTCAAATTGATGGGGGTTAAAACGAAATTCGACTTTTGATTCCCTGAAACGGCGGAAAAAATCTCCGCCAATTTTTGGGTTTCTAAGGTTTTCTAAATTGACTCTCTAACATAAGACGAAATAAGTTATCTTTCATTAACATGAGTCCTTGTTGCTCATAAGAATCGCCACCAGGCCATTTATCCAAATGAAAACAGACGGACCTGTACATAAGTGCAAGTCCGTCTTTTGTTATGTCTATAGTTATATAATCTTCGTTGGGATCAGTATCCATAACCACTAGAACTGCCACTACTAGAACTGCTGCTACTAGAACTACTACTAGAGCTGCTGCTTGAAGAAGAACTGCTACTGCTACTACTACTGCTGCTGCTGCTTGAAGATGTAGTACCACCGCTGCTGGTGCTGACAACAGAAATAGAGGAACCTGCTACCCCAACTGATGCAACTGAAGATGCTGTTGGTCCATTATCGAAAGTGGCGATTGATCTATCATCTCTTGAGAAGGTTCTTCTTGATCCATAAGTAGGAGAACCAATAGTATTTAAGAATCTTATTACACTATTCATTGGAGTTTTCTTATTGTTTGTCTCATCTAGTTCAGCATGAGGTTCATATGCCATCAAATCTTCAAATTGATCAGTCATAAGATCTATCACATTTCCCGTAGGAATTTGAATTTGCCTTTTTTGTTCATTTAAAAAATATTCATACTCGTAATTTGTAACAGGATAAATTGATTCTTCTTTTGTTCTTACTCCTTCATTAGGAATATCAGATCTAAAACTTTCTGTAACTTCAATACCCTGTTTTATAAAAACTGTTCCGTCACTCATAATTTGTTCATTTGTCTCCCAATGATGAATAGAATCAACATTACCTGCATATTTTTCGGCAACGTAACTTTCTAAGTGCTCAGACTCTTTAGGCCACTGCTCATATACGTCAGTA